TTGCTAACTTGTCTACTGTGACAGAGCCATTTGTTAGTTGTGTGGTCCCCACAGACCCAGCACCAATGTTTGCTCCAGGAAGGTTGGTAAGTGATGCTCCAGAACCAACAAACGCTGTTGCTGTAATGGTTCCTGCGGTAAAGTTACCGCTTCCGTCACGTTGCACAAGAGTGCTCACTGTGTTAGCCGAAGCCATCGCTACGTATGTAGCAAGGTTGGTCCATGCGGATGCACCAGTCTTAACATAGACCTGTGATTGACCACTGTTGGAGTTTGTAGTGCTAGTGACAAAACTGTCACCAATAGAACCAGTTCCGTTTGCTGGCGTTCCAGAAGCAAGGCGAGCAGTATTTGAGGAGTCATACGCACGCTTATCTACAACTAACGCAGTGGTGTAGAGAGTGTTGAACGTATTCTTTACGTAGATTGCATACAAAGGAATTTGGGTGCTTGCAATGGTTGGGAATACTGGGTTCGTTGCACTAGCCGTCCCTTGAACAACAGCGTACTGAAAAGTACCTGAGTTGTTAAAAGCGACAATAAGGTCAAAGCGTGCATCTGTGCTTGTTGGTGCGGCAGGAATAATAACCGTGCTACCTGTAATAGAACCATAGGTTCCAGCGATCCGAACTTCGGTCGCACCAAGCACAACATTCAGATAAGCAGGCGTTGCGTTACCAGCGGCACTAGCAACTGAAGAGACATCTCCACCACTGACTACACCAGAACGATGATCCGCAATACTTGAAAAGTCAAGCGAGTCTGGTTCTGATTGATCTAATGAGGCGATTACTCCAGTTGCATAATCAGTTGCATTGGGAACTGTAAAGCCTGGCATTGCTTACCTCACAAGGTGTCGTAGATGTTTCCGCTTTTCTTCAAATAATTGTAGAGGTCACGAGGAATCGTGTAGCGGGTACCGTCTTCAAAATTAAACACTAACTGTCCCCAGAACATCGTCCACGTACCCTTAACACGGGCTGAGACTTCGTCACTGGATACTTCAAGCGGTTGTACTTCTACAACGGCTTCTTCTGACGCTGTATCAACAGCCTCAGCAAACTGACTGGCTTTTTTGGTTGCCATGGTTACTCCTGTTTGTTTAAGTTAACTATGAATAAAGGGGCGGGTTTTACCCCGCCCCTTAACTCTACTTCATTTTGCCTAATTAGGCAGAAGCGATAGCGCCACCCTTGGTGTTGATCAACACTCGGGATTCGTGCGTGATTACGCCGAAGCCCCAGATTGCGTACCAAGCGAGACCATGCTCACGACCGAAGTCAATTACGCCACCGTCACGGAGTTCAACTGGCAAGGCGATTGCCTGACCAAATGCGTTGTCACCGATCATCATTGCGCTGTACGAGGTTGCGCTTGGGTCGTTGATTGAACCACCTGGGGTGATGTCAACGATTCCAGTGCCACCCTGAAGTACTTGAGTGGTTTCAATGAACACTACGTCGTAGATACGACCGATTTCACCGAGCATGAAGTTTCCTGGAGCGGCATACTTCGTGACTTCAATGAATTCAGGCCAGTCACGGAGCGAGCGGCTCTGTGATGGGTGAACGAAGCACACGTAGGTGTCGCCAAGGCGTGGGATGTTCTGACCAGCAAGGATTTCAACTGCGTCCTTGATAGTTGCAGGCGAGAGGTAACCAGGAGCCGATGCTGAACCAGCGCTTGAGTACTCGTAAGGAGCGATTGAACCACGGGTTGAGCCGTTGGTCGTACGACCGAAGACTACCGATGGGGCAACTGCTGAACCGCCGCCGAATGGAACGCCTGCCGAGTACAGCGTGTTGCGTGCCTGAACGTCCATGGACTGTGCCATGTGACGACCGAGCAAGCGGCTGGACGAAGCCATAACGTCATCAAACGATGCGTTCAAGAGAAGTTCGGTTACTGCAACCGACTTACCTTGTTCTTTAACGGTGATTTGGATCTGCGATGCAGTCAACGCCGTAGGTTCCATGCGGGTACCTTCGGTGAGTTCTGAACCACTTGCGCTAACCGAAAGGTTGTTGTAACGCATGAAGTTGACGGTGAGTCCTGGCATTACACCAAGTTCTGTCTTCTTCACTGCGAACTGTTCAAAACGCAGGACTGGCATTGCCTGGAACAAGATTTCCTTGGACCAGATTTGCTGAATTGCTGGGGAGAGGGCGGTTGCCGAGCCGTAGCCGTTTGGACTAATGCTTGCGGAACTGGTTACTGCTCCACCTGTTGGGGCTGGAAAAGCCATGTTCTAATCCTCCTAGGATTAAGTGTTGATATTAGGTTTTAGAACCGACCCCTATTGGGGCGGGCATTAAGTAGCCGATCTCGCATTTTTGCATACTGGTCCATTGTCATGTTACGGATGTCATCCGCATTCAACGTTTGGTATTCCGTCTGAGTTTCCATTGGCCCTACAGGAGGCGCCGTTACTGGTGCCCCCCTCAAACGACCTTGCTGTTGCGCAGTCGCTTGTTGGATTGATTCCATAATAGCATTACTTCGGTCACGAAGTACACTAATAGATGTTTCAATCTCATCTTCCGTATTACCCGATACGAGATCAATCAATTCAGGGATGATTTCTTCCTGAGTTTCCTGAAGTCGGCGGTTACGGTAAGAATTGATTTCCTGAAGACGGCGCTCTTTTTCAATGATTGCCTCTTGGGCTTGGCGCTGTCCTTCAATCTCCTCAAAACGACGCTTGTACTCACCGTCAATTTCCTGAAGTTTTACGTTGAACTCTTCTTCACGCTTAAGGAGTAATTCCTTGGCGCTTAGTTCGTCAACTTCTCGCTGGCGCAAGATATCGGCTTCTTTAGCCGCACGTGCTTCAGCCTCTTTTTTAGCGGCTTCACGTTCAGCGGAGATTACGCCCATCTGCTCTTCCATGCTCTTTACACGGGTATCCGCTTCTTCAAGACGCTTATACATCTTGTCCTTTTCTTGCTTGCGGATGCTTTCAACTTCATCTTCGGTAAAAACCTTAGAAGTCTTCATTGCCGACTCTACGAACTGTTCCACCATTGGTGCGTCCGCAGGTACGCTGATAATATCCCCTTCGGGATTGGTATTTCTTGCCATGTCTATTCCTTATGTGTTGTTTGGCGAATAATAACTGTTTTTTTAAACTTAATTGTCTTCGTCTGGGTTACGGCGCTGGGCTAACCTCGCTCCGTATGCCCGTGAAACCATTTTGTTTACTAACTCTTCTTCAATCGGTGAAACTCCTGGTAAAGGAGCGGCTCCACCGTCTGACGGATTTACATTACCATCTCCAGATGAGGTGGGTGCGGGAGCCGCCCCACCGTCTGGAGTCGCAACCATTCCAGTAGCCAACATAATGGCTTGCTGAATTTGGGCACGCATCATGTCAAGAGCGCCCTGATCCAAGGCGTCGTCCTGAAGTTCTTCAAAGATTTCAAGCATCTTTTCGTTCGGGAATTCCTCACCAAGTAGACGCAGAGCGCCACGCTTGGACTCAAGACCAAGAGCCATCTTGGCTTGTACTTCATTGAGTTTGATGAGTTGGTCAACAGGCAATGGTTCAGGCCAGTGAACTGTTGTTTTATAAGTAAGAGGATCACCAGGATTTAACTGAGGCAACTGGTCTGGTTCAGGTTCTGCGGCAAGAGAAGGGTTGTAGGTCAACCATTCAGGCTGGAAGATAGCCACCGTGCGAATGATCAATTCGTTTACACGCTCAAGACCCTTTGTAAAGTGGATCTTTTTCATCATGAAACGGTTCATCATTGGCTGGTATTGAATAGCCAAGGCAACACCTGAGGTGTTAGATACTGGCTGGAATTGACCCAGTGCAGTTTCAGGAACACCTGTCATTTCGTGCATGGTGCGCTTAATAAAAGAGATGTACTCCAAAGCGCCAGCCATTTCACCACGTGACTCAAGGTTAAAGACGTTGGCGTCCTTAGGAAGACCAGCCCAAACTTTCTTAGGTCCACGCTCAAGTTGTGAAGCCTTTGCACCAGTGATGATGGTTACAGGAGCGGCGTGGTAGTTGATGATGTCTGAGACTTCAACCATCTTCTCATTGAGTTCACGGTTTAGAGGGATGATGTCCCAAATGTCTGACTGACCCCAAGGTGACGAAGAGATAGTGGAGTTAGGGATATGGACAATAGGGATCGTTCCCAAAACGTTGTCGTACTGGTCAATGAGTTCATCGTTAATGAACTGTTGAACTGTTTCATCAGTAAGGATTTCAGTAAATGTATAAACCTGACGGGTACCTTCTGGTGATGTTCCCCAGAAGCGATACTTAAGTTTGAATCTAATTATTCTGTCACGGTCGTGTGGGTGGTATTCAGGGAAACAATGCGCTGGGTTCAAAGGGATGATGCGAACACGCCCTTCATGAGGGATACCAGCAGGATCAACAAATGGTTCTTCAAAAGCAACCTTGACAAAAGCGTCACCAGTTACAGAAGCAAGTTGACCTAGTTCCCAAAGAACATAGTGCTTGTTATTATCTTGGTCCCAAACTCTATGGAGTAGATGCGGGGTGATTGCACCGTTTTGCTCAGGGACTTTAAACTGAACGCCCTTACCAAAACAAAAGTTGGTGATGTAGTCCGACATGGTGCGGACATAGTTCATGTAGAACTGTGACTCACCCATCTCACGGCGGTACGACCAGTGGTGACCTAGGTACCAAGCCCATGCGGCGCCATACCTGTTAAGGCGGGGTCCATGGACTTCAAACTCTTCGTCTGCGAGTTCAACTAACCCAAGCGGGGATATAGCAACCGTTAGGTCGCTTGAAGATGCTCTATATGATGGCGACCAAAAATCAACTGCCATTAGGACATGTGCCCCTATTCAAATTTGTAGGTGTATAAATTGTAGCCTGTGTTAACAATAGCGTGTTGTGAGTCGGTGTGGGAGGAGGTATCGTGGGCGTCATGAAAGTAGACACTTGGAAACTCAAACTAGATTCAGTTCAACCAGCAGTATGCGACCTATGTGGTGATGAGCGCCGTTGGGGTATAGGAAAAGGAAGATTCAAGTTTTGTGACAAGCACAATTCGTGGATGACTTACTTTTTCTTACGGTTTAGGAGTTCTTCAGAAGCGTAAACGCCAGCCATTTCTTCTCGGCTAGGAGTGATCTTCACAGTGTTACCTGACTGAGAAACCTTTGGTTTCATTGGGTCAGTAGCAGTACCACGTGCCCAATCCCCAGAGTGCCCAACTACCCAGTCTGGTTTTGGATGTAGGTGCTGTGGGATATCTATTCCCCCAACGTACCCACCTGTCTCATTAACCTCACCAACTGCTTGCTGACGATTACGGGCACCTTTTGTATAAGCGGTCATAAACCCCTCATCTGTGCGTGGTAGTGCTTCTGAAACGTCCTGAGTACCCATCCCTTCAGACGGTACCCAACCACCGTGATACATGTTAGAACCAGTAAGAAGCCCTTTAAACTTCCTCTGATAGCGGCTAATTGCACGAGAATTAACAGGGGCTTTAATGGTTTCTTCTACTTGCTCTTTAGGCAATGCCACCATATAGGAGTCTTTAGCCTTAGCACTAGCATTCGGACTATAGGCACGGACAGACCAACCTGAAAAGCCTTCTTTGGCAATTTCTGCGTTTACATCTGAGGTAAGTTCCCCAACCTGCTTCTTACGCATTTTTGCCATTACTTTTTAGCGGCTGCTTTCTTAGCAGGAGCCTTCTTGACAGGAACATTTGTCAAAGCAACGGCTACTTCTTCAACGGCTGGGAGGCGACCAAAAGCGCTATCGTTAGGGTTAAGCGCTCGCAATGCTACTGGAGCAACAGCCGCCAATAGTGAGTAAGCAAGTGTTTTTGGGTCAGTTACACCTGACATGTAGAGGGCGAGACCAGCACCAAGTACTGAACGGGCGTACGATGCGAGCATGCTTTTGGTTTGTTCTGTCTTCATAAGACTCCTTGAATAGGTTTAGACCGATTATACCGTTTTACGGGTTCGGGTGCTTTCCTGTCCTTGGATGTAGGACTGGTATGGGGGACCCGTGTAAGGGTCAAACCGAGCCGCAATAGTGAGAGCCTTGAGGGCACTTGTCTTAGCCTGTTGGGCTGTCCACTTCTTTTTGTTCATCATGACCTGTAGGGCACCTAGTGCGTAGTGTGCGCCAGAACCTATGGCGTAGATACCACTGGATTCAGAGCACCATGCGTAGTCACCATCCACCATATAGATAACACCATTAACTACCACAATGATGCTGGATCCTTGTTCTGCAATGTGTTGTTTGTTTTCATTGAGGTCGGGTATTGAATACCCTTGTGCGTCAAAGCACTCACGTAACGCAGGAATGAACTTGGCAGTAAAGAACTGATCCAGTTTCTTTCCTTTTAGGTTTGGTGGAACTGCTGGGGGCTGGAAGACATGGTGCAAGATATTGATTGCACGCACATCTCCAGCCGCTCCTAGCAAGTACTTACCGTTAGTAGATACCTTGCTTGAACCTTCACGAAGCGTTCCAGTTTGAGCAAGACCATCAGCAAACATAGTAGAGATACGTGAGTCAACACATACCACGGCAAAGCCGTCACCTTGGATGCCAACGATTGTTGTCATTAGTCCGCTTGGTACTCTTTGCCTTGGTACATTCCCCATCCGTTGTAGATAGGAATCACATCGTAAGAGAAACGGTGTTGGTTGTCATCTTCATAACGAACAATACCGAGTCCTTGTTGCCAATTTTCATGACGAGTCAACGGGCGTCCGTCAAGATCTACGCCTCCACGAGTGGACGGAATTGCGCCGTCTATCCGAGCAAGACAACCTGGTGATGCAGCCATGATGGTTCGTGGACCATCAAAGTCTTCACGTGTTTTAAACGCCGTTTCAATGCGGTGAATATGCCCGTAGATAACACTTGTCTTTTCTTGGTTGAGGTAAATGTGTGCAGTTGAACCTGACGACTTCACACGATCGCCGTGAATGATTCGTAGTTTTTCATTGACCCAATAATCAGATGCTGGATAACCTGGCTTGTAAATTACATTGAAGTCATCCATACGACAAAGGTATGGAACACTCAAAACAGGCCATGATTCTGGGGTGTTTCCCTTGCGCAAACCGTAAGCGGCTGATGCGTTAACCAAGAGGTACTTAGGCATACGCTCTTCGTGGTTACCAGCAAGCCATACTATCTCTGCATCAGGAGCCACAGAACGCATCTGTGCACAGAACACTGTTGCACGATCAATTGATGCTTGTGTTGTTTGTGCATACGCAGGGTACGTCAAGTACTTACCCATCTCAGGAAAGTCAAGGTTGTCACCAACACAAATAACAGCATCAGGATTCACTTCTTCAATGATCTTGAGTGCAACGCTAAGTGCCTTCTCATCATGAGTTGGTTCTAGTGTTCCATCACGTCCACGGTAATAACCGATCTGAATGTCAGGAACAACAACACATGTTTTGAATGTTGCTGCTTTCTTTACCTTTGCTTTAGGTACTGGCATTTTAATTGCAGGACCTTGTGTAACAACAGGCCACTCAGGACCAGTTTCCCACTTAGGAGAAAACTGAATAGCGGCGAGGTCATGAATGTGCGCCTCACCATCTGAGTCCTTGGACATTGCTTGATACAACTTGACACGTTTGATATCACCAATTTCATTGATATCAATGTTCTTGCTTTCAAGCATTTCAACTAACTTGCCAAGCAACTTACTTTTGTCTTGTGGTGCGGTTGTTAACGCTTTTGCTAGTTCACTCATTGTGCATCTCCTTGGTAACAGCAACACTCTTTGTTGACGTGTCGCTGGATTGTACTTATACTCACGTTGTAACCATGTTGACGCATAACTCTGGTAAGCCATGATGCGCTATATGATTTGCTTTTACCTAAACCGTTGTCCTCACGAATGAGTTCAATTGCACGGTTTATTGCTTCCTGCTCTTCAGTAGACATTTTGGCTACTGTTCGGCTGAACTTACATGCGTCTGCCGAGGGATTAGTTCGGGGAGAAAGCAGGGCGTCCAGCAGGGATATTTTCTGCTCTTGTTGTTTCACAAATACCTAACCTTTTCCAATTCAGAATTACGGTCAGGAATATCCTAGCACCCAATTCATGGGTGTGTCATGTATCACTTCTTATTATCTAGGTGCCAATCAATATGGTTGTCAAGGCGCTCGGAGACTGCTTCTACCTTTTCTCCAACATTGTCAATACTGCGTCTTACACTCTTTAAATGAAGCATGACCATTCCGTGGTCATTGCGGTTCTCTCTACGGAGTTCTTTTAGTTGCTTAATCCCTGCGCCGACAACTCCAGCAACAGTGGTGATAAGTGTGGCGATAATAAGCGCCCATGCATCGGTCATAACAGTCTCCGTTAACTCTTGAAATGATCCCAGTTAATGCCAGGAAGTGATTTAGTTGCGGCTTGGCGCTTTTCTTTCTTAGGTTGTGCGGCTCGCTGACGGGCGTTAAATGGAGCATCTGCGTTAGCCTGACGTCGTTCTGCTGCCCAAACACCTTCTTGAACCATCATGGATGGCACAGTAAAGTCAAGACCAAGATCTTTTTGGATCTCACTAGCGGCACGAGTTGTAGCCTCAGCACCAACTGCATGTTGAATTCCCGCAGGAGTAATGTCTTTGTTACCCACACCTACAGCCATTTGACGACCACGCTTGGTCTTCATTTGCTTTGTAGAGAGGCTAACGTCTCCCGCTACTTTGCGCACTTCCTGTGGTTGCTGACGCTCATTAGCGAGCATCCAAGAGTCATTAGGTGTTTGAAGTTGATTAGACAAGACCCCTTCATTACTGGAGCGCAATCCTTCAAAATCAAACATTCCTTGACCAGCGGCTTCTTGTCCACGCTTTACCCGTCCAACGTGCCCAGCACGCAATTGATACTCACGGTGTTCTGGACTATTTGGGACAGCAAGTTCATGACCTCTACCATACGAGAATAACTTTGGGTTATCTGTTGGAGACACAGAACGGGTACCTTGTAGGGCTTCATGAGCATACTGAAGGTTTGAGCGCATAGACGTTTTTGCCATATTTGTAACGTCTACACCTTTAGAGTGTTTCTCTACGGTTCCACGGATTGATGGCTCGGTAATACCTTGCACTACATGACCTGGAAGATCTTTAAAAGCAACTTCTTTACCGTGGAGTTCAGTAGGCACCATTACTTTCTGAGAACCTAATGCTTCAACCATCTCAGGTTTAAAATGAACTGTCCCACTTGAATGCGCCTTAGTTAATGCAGACAGAGCGGCCTTTTCACTTTCAGGTTTTGTTTGAATACTCAAACGGCTGGTTGCGTTAACAACACGATCAATGGGGATGTTTCCACCACCAGTGGTTTCGTCAAGTTCTTTACGATGTTGGAAATAGAATTCTTGACCAGCAATACTTTCTTCTGGTAACCGAACGCTACCTGTTGTAGCAGAATGAAAGGCTTGTTTGCGAGCGTTAACCATGTCATCCATAGACAATGCTTTAGAAACCATTTGAGGAGCAGCAGCGGCATAACGCTTTCCTTTTGATTGCATTCCTGGTCTAGGTGACTTCAAACCACGTTCTGCAAGTGTTGCCATTTGTTGTGGCATCGTCTCAGACACACGGCTAACCATTCCTACAGCGTCTGATTGGTCCTTCTTTGAAAGATCACTAAACTCAAGTACTCGGTTAGATAGGTCTGGTCCCGCTTTTTTGGCTTTAGCCTTCTTTTTCTTAGCCGCCATCAGATGCCGTCTTTGTTTTCAGGATTAGCCTCTGTGTATGCACGAGTGCCTTGTGCACGGCGACGCATTGGGTCTTGCGGGCGGTGGTTCATACGAGTACCGTTAGAGACTTTGTTTAAACCAGATCGCAAAGGCTTAAACAGATCAAGCGCATCTTGGTAACCGACACCAAGTCCTGACATGTTGCGCTTCATGTCAATTCCACCCCTAGGTCCTGGGGTTTTTCCAATTAGTGGGTTACGGTCACTTGTACCGTAATCAGGGCGTCGGTACTGTTGGTGGGTCTCGTGGAATTGTTGTTTACGGGTTTTCATTGCCCCCGTAAAGAATCCTGCCCCAGCATACACTTGACCAATCGCTATCCCAGACTGGGTATTAGTAGGGGGAGTCGTTGGACTCCCCCCACTCTCAACAGCGCTGTCAGTTGTGCTGGCGCCTGCGTCGGCGCCGCCTTCCATAACTAGTCGTTAACGACCGTTGGATTCATGCGGTTCATGTGACCGCCGCTGTTATATTCGTACTCAAATGCTGGCATACCGTCGCCTGACATTGAACCTTGAACGAACTCTGAAAGAACCGAAGGTGCTTCAATCCATGAAGCCGAACCTACGTGAGCACGCTCACGCATTGTCTCTTCAGGGTACTTGTAGAACATTTCAGGGTTGTTGTGGTTCTGACGACCAGGAGCCGACGTTGGATCAGCATATGCACCACGAGCAAAGTCGTTAGGTACATCTGTGTCTGTGGCTACGCCTTCTTCAAAGCGAAGTGGTCCACGGTTGCCTGGGATACTTGGCGCCATTGAACGCTCGTAAACGTTCGGGGAGCGTTCTGGAAATTGTGGTGCTGGTGCTACGTTCACGTAAGCCTCCGTAATAGGGGTTTTTTAACTTGTTACTAGAGTACCATTAATTAAAGAATGGATTTTCTGCTACTTGGATCGTAGGCAGGGTGTCATGCATGGACATGAAGCAGGCAATAGCCAAAGAGTCTGGGTAGTCATCAAAAGCGCCCTTTTCTTCAGGTGCTTCAGCCAACATATATGGACCACGGTATGTCTTTTCTAGGTCGCTCATCTGCTGATTAAAGCGTTTCCATCCACGAGTACGCCGTGCTTTGGAGTGACCTGGAATTATTAATTGATCTCTCTGAATCAACTCTGTAAGATGTACCCATCTTTCATGTTGTGCCTTTGAGTCTGATGAGATAGCAACGACATCAATATCTGGCAACAGGATTTGAAAGCGCTCTGCTACGGCTCCACCGACACCTTGAGAGTCAATGCCGATTCTGATCGGGTCATAGTTTCTTAAGAAGTCAATAATCTGGAAGTACTGAGATTCCCATTCTTCGTTGTTGATCTCTAGCCAGTTGAGAACACGGTGTTCATGGAAGCCGAATGGGTCTGGATGGTCCCAGTCAACCCAGCAGACTGTCACTACGGTGGAGTCATTGGATCGGGCAACGTCAATACCGACTACTACAGGGGTACGCCACCACTGCTTGACCAAAGCCATAGAAGGGTCATACAACCGCTCTAAGCGCTCGTCAGTTACGAACATACCTCGGTCAAGTACCCACTTGTTGCAATAGGACATCTGGAACTCATCCGAGTCCTCGCCAATCCGCAACTTCTCTTTAGCAATAAACTTGGCGTAGTTCGGGTTGTACTTTGAGGCAACACGATAGTCGTACTCAAAGTGGCAAGGCCGTGACTTCTTACCGTTGACCATGCGTCGCTTGTTGTACTGGATCATCTTGTAGAAGTAAGACTTGTTACGGGTAGCCGTACCTGTCAAACAGATACTGCCGTTGTTAAACGCCAACATCGGCTTAATTGATTTAGCAATCATGTACTCGTCGGCTTCCTGAGCCTCGTCAATCATGACGAAGTGGTACGTCTTTGATTCAATCTTTGCTTTTGGGTTACAGGTTTGCATACGGCAAAGCGATCCAGAGTGCTTCAAAGTAATGATGCGTCCCTTACCACGAGCGCCACCTGATGTTGCTTTGTCGTCAATCTCAGGATCCAGCAAGAAGTCCATTGCATGCTCACTGGTGAGTTTGCCAACGATGCGACTAAACACGGTGTCTGCTTGGTCTTCTACTGGGGCGAACACGCCACACCAAAAGCCTTTTTCAAACTTGTCAAGCCATGTCGGATAGACCCTTGCTAACTTAGGCAGGATTACCATGAGTGAAGCCATGACGTTAGAGAGAACCTCAGATTTACCTGACTGGCGTGTAGCCACTACCGTCATTTCTTCACCGTCACCAAGGATGACAGACTCAATCAATCGGTAGGCAATAGGTATCTGATACGGGAATAATTCCACATCGCAGAATTCCTCGGTAAACACAATAATGCGTTTTACCAACACGTCCACAAACTCTGCTGAAGTTTCGTCCAGTTCGTCTGCTACGTCCTCGGCTAAGAGGTTCTCGTCTAGTTCGTCGTCTGTGAGCACAGACCAATCATAGACTAATTAGTAGTCGCTGTTGTCAAACTTCATTTGGAATTGCGACTCGTCATTGAATATTGGGCGTCGTGGGCGCAATTCTGAGATCAAAGCGGCTGAGTCTTCAATAACCATAGTGAGGGTTTTGATGTCTACGGAGACACTTTCAGGGTCTTCTTCGGATGTCTGAAAGACCTTTGGGGAATAAGATTCAGTGACCAAAAAGAGGTCATGAACTGCATTAATAAGGCGTCGTTTTTCGGTTGCTTCTATGTTGTTGATAGTTGGTTTTGACATGAATTTGATAGTACCACTTCTATTTCGTGGCATCAACCCGTTGCTGTAATTCTTCCCAAATATCTTCCAGAGCCTTAAGAGCATCGGTTACCTCACCGTCAGGACCACCGTGATAGCGCCAGCGGTCAAAGGAAGCACCAAGACCCATGATCGTGGTATCAAACCATTGGAGGAGTGAGGCTCGGTCTAGATTCTGTACACGCTTTGGTACTTCTCTTCTGGCTGTCTGCTCTTCTTCTTTTTTAAAGAAACCCATCACCACATCCCAATCTCTTGTGCAGGTGTGTCCATTTCACGACCACCTATTGCTTGTAGAACACCGTCTGTTTCATCTCTCATCTGTACACGCTTACAGTAACCTATCTGTAGTGTGTACTTGCGGGTACGAAACTGAATACCTTTACCATGTCTCCATGGGTAGTCGGTTTCTTTCATAATGCCTTTACACATCAAAGGTGTATTAAGGTTTGCAAAATCTCTGGCAATCCAATACAGGAGTCCAAATGCATGGACCCTATTCATAACTACATCTGAGATTGTACGAAAAACGTGCTCTGTTCATCGCCTGACGCCCTACTGTTTGGAAAGTTATTAAGTACCGAGTTAATATAGCGCCCTTTTGACTGAGCAGACGCAAACGCTTGATAAACATGTTCTGGAACGTTTAAGTATTTCCAAGGGGTACCATTTTTGATAAAGCGAACGAAGAGTATGCCACTGTACCCAATAGCACCTGGTTGACCGTCAGTAGCAACGTATCGGAAGGCTTCCACACGACTACTTTCATCTGGGGGGTGATAATAAGTGGTGTTTGGATCCCATTGAATTGGGATCATGTCCGATGACTTAAACTTCGTTTCGTTTACACGATTTCGTACACGCTCTTCTTCAATAGCGTACTGACCTGAGTAGTAGTTCAACCCTTCAGCAAAACGCTCTTTTGCCGATTTACTTAATCCTGGTTTAGGTCGTGGTGCCATAAGGCTCTACATTACGCCTGTGGCGGAAGGGTTGCTTCGTAGTCAAGGACTGCCTGTGGCATTGCCTTGCCTTCGGTGAAACGGATGTGCCAACTTTCTGCTCCAGGCATGGTCACTACCTCATGGCTAAAACCAAATCTCTGTTCGTTAGCCAAGAGCCAGTCCATGATCTTCTTGTTGCCAGTGTTAGCAATGTCAATGGCGATACCAAGCATGTGGCGTGAGCAGGTCTTAGCGTCATCATTAGGAGCCGCTAGAGGGGCGTTACCCTTCTTCAGGTACCACTTCACACCATTCCATGTACGGGTGGTGGCACCTGGGAT